TCAGGCCGCACCCTGACAAGGAGAAGACCATCATCCTCGATCACGCCGGCAACACGGCGCGGCACGGGTTCATCGACGACGACCGCGAGTGGACGCTGGCCGATGGGTTCGTTCAGGGGCGTGGCAAGGGCGACAAGGCGGAGACGGTGCGGACATGCACTGCCTGCTTCGCCATGCACAAGCCGAGCCCGACCTGCCCAGTGTGTGGTTACGTCTATCCGGTCAAGCCGCGCGTTGTGAAGCACGTCGATGGCGATCTGGTGATGATGGCCCGCGAGGGTGAACAGGACATCACGACCGACGAGGGCATGCTCCAGAACAAGTTCAAGGTACTGATCAGCGTCGGGCGCAAGCGTGGATATAAGAACCCAACGCTCTGGGCATACAATGTCATCTGCGGTCAGGAGGCCGCGCGGATTGCGAAGAAAGTGGGAACACGAAACATTCCGACCACGAATGGGCTTACTCAGGAAGAGAGGGTATCGATATGGAAGACGATAAATGGGACGGGTCAGAGCGCGACACGGTATTGATTCCTCTGTCGCTGATACACGCGCTGTCAGTTGGTCTGCTGAGGGCATTGGATGAATGGCAGGAGGAGCGCGGTATCGATGGGATACATGCGGACAGGTGTCTCGTTGCAATGGCTGCCGCTGTCAGTGCCGCGATGGAATCGCTGACCATCGAGAACGAAGGGATGACGATCCAGTGAAGGAGGCCGTTCTCCAGCAGGAGATTCGCCTCGCTCTGGGCCAGCGCCAAGACATCATGATGTTCCGCATCAACGTGGGCAAGTTCCGACCGCTGGACGGTGGGCCCCGCGTTATCCAGTCGGCGCCGGAGGGAACGCCCGATCTACTGGGGGTCATCTCCCCCGGGCGCGCGTTCGCAATCGAGGTCAAGGCCCCGCGCGGCACACAGCGCACCGTGCAGATTGCATGGCAGGCTGCGTGGGAAAAACGTGGCGGAATCTACATCTTAGCCCGCTCTCTCGACGATGTTTACAGGGGGCTTGACATAAATCCGTAGACAGCCGTATGCTACAAGCCTTACAACAACAATACCGGAGGTATACATGGTAGCAGTATCTGTGCGTGACCAGATTCACTGGCACGAGTTGAGATCAAAACACATCGGCGCAAGCGAAGTCGCCGCGCTCTTCGACATGTCCCCGTTCACGACGCTCTGGCAGTTGTGGATGGAGAAGTCTGGCAAGCTGCCGCCCGAAGATCTCTCGGGCAACAAGTTCATTCAGGCAGGCACCTTCCTTGAAAGCGGCATCGCTAACTGGGCGGCGCACCGTTGGGACATGAAGATCGATAAGGTCGTCGATTACTTCACGGCGGATGACTGCCCCGGCATGGGCGCATCGCTGGACTTCCAGACGGACGGTGGCCACCCGGTCGAGATCAAGTGGTCGGCCTACGGTGACGGCTGGGAATACGAAGGTGAGACGATCACCTGCGCTCCCGACAATTACGTCCTGCAGGTTCAGCATCAGATGGCATGCACTGGTGCTGAGTATGGCTGGCTGATTGCGCTGCTGCGGAACGAGCCACGCCGCATGAAGATCCCTCGCAGCGAGGAGATAATTTCCAAAATTAAATCCGAGGTCGCGAATTTCTGGGGCAGCATCCGGGCAGGCCAAGAGCCCCCCGTAGACTTCGACAAGGACGGGGACGCCGTTGTGCGCCTGCTGGACTTCGTGCCCATGTCTGAGGTGACGCTCAACACGGAGCATGCCCACCTGTTCCAGACGTATCTGGAGAACGCTGCGGTTGAGAAGGAGGCCAAGGCCAAGAAGGAGGCAGCGAAGACCGAGCTTCTGACCCTCAGCATTGAGGCGATGGGGAAGATGAACACGTCGCAGGAGAAGGCCGTCGTCAAGTGCGGTGACCACAAGCTGTCGATCAGCACCGTGAAGGCGTCGGTCGGCACGGAGATCACGGAGCAGATGATCGGCGAGTTCTACGGCGCCCGTTCTGGCTACAAGAAAGTAACGGTGTCTAAATGATAAGGTACACTACGATTAGAAAAGACAGCGTGATGATGCGGGTCGACCGTATGTTGCTGGCACAGCTTCGCTCACTGGCTGGGCGTCATCCACTGAAACCCACCCTGCGCGCCACGGTCGAGCGCGCCATCGAACTCATGATTGAAGATCTTGAAGAGGAATTGAGCAATGCAAACAAGTAACCTTCCCGCCAAGCCGATGGATCGGTTCAAGCAGGAACTCGCCATGCGCGAGAGCCACCTGCGCAGCCTGCTCCCGCAGTCCATGACCGTCGATAAGTTCCAAGGCATCGTCGTGGCCGCCGTGGCGGACAACATGGATCTGCTGGAGTGTGATCGCGGCTCACTCCTGAAGGCGTGCCTGAGCGCCGCAGAACTGGGCCTGAGCCTCAACAAGAGCATGGGTGAGGCAGACATCCTGAAGGTGTGGGACAACCGCCTGAGGAAGAACGTGGCGCAATTCCGGCCCCGCTATAAGGGCCTGATGAAGCTGGCCATGCAGTCGGGTGAAGTGCTGAAGATCGAGAGCCGGCTGGTCCACGAGAACGATACGTTCGAGGTGGAAGAAGGGCTCGACGCTCGCATCATCCACAAACACGGCCTGTCCAATCGCGGCGAGATGATCGGCGCTTACTGCGTGTGGAAGCTGAAGAACGGCGAGATGCAGTTCGAAGTGATGAGCAAGGAACAGATCCTTGCCATCCGTGACCGTTCATCGGCCAAGACCAAGGACGGCAACATGGTCGGCCCGTGGAAGACGGATGAAGCCGAGATGTGGCGCAAGACCGTGGTTCGCCGGGCCAGCAAGTATATGCCGCTCTCGACCGAAGCGCAGCGCGCCGTGGCCGTGGACAATCAGGCGGAAGGCGTGATCGAAGCTGACGAGCAAGCCGGCAGCGACGTCGATATCGCAGGCTTCGACATCACGGACTTCGATGAGACCCCGGTCGCGGAAGTGCAGGTGCAGAGCCTCGAAGAGAAGCTGGCAGCCAAGGCAACGGCAGCACCGCGCCAGAAGAAGGAGCTCCACATCGATGTTCTGGAGCCTCAGGAAGAAGGCGACATGGTCGATTGGGATGGCTGGTGCGAAGCCGCATGCGACATCGTTACGAAGCTGACACCGCAAGAACGCGGCGAGTGGCGGGAACTGCACAACGGCTATCTCGACGAAGCCGAACTGATGGCTCCGCGCGGCGCCTTGAAGCTGCGCAAACTGTTTAACTGAGGAGAGAAGACATGGCTAAGAAATACGATCTGGTCGTCAAGGTTGGCGAATACACTGACGGCCAAGGCCAGACCAAGGGTCGCTTCAAGAACGTCGGCGTCGTGATGGACGGGAAGAACGGTCCCTACATCCTGCTCGACCGCACGTTCAATCCGGCTGGCGTCGGCGGCAACGATAGCCGCGAGAGCATCATCATCTCGATGTATGAGCCAAAGCAGGAAGGTGCTCAGCCCACCCAGCAGCGGTCGGGAGCGCCCTCGCATCGCCCCGCTCCGGCCCCGCTGGACGACGACGTCCCGTTCTGAATGATGAAGCAGGCGGCCTTAACGGGTCGCCTGCTCCACCTGATTATAGACTCGGTTGAAACGCACGAACTCCCCGTCGATCCGCTCCCGAAGAACCTCAAGGCGCTCCGCCTTCGTGCCCTCATCCATGTCCAGATTCTGAATGCGCTTACGCTCTTCGTTCAGCTTCTTAACCGCCGAGCGCGTCGAGGTTAGGGCCGACTGGATCCGGGGGCTAGTTTCGGTCGGAAACTTTTCAATCAGCGCCCGACGCTCAGCCCCGGTCGAATCCTTCAGCTGTTGATTTACAACGCGCGCCTTCTCCTCGCGCTCGTAATACTCACCGACGTTCCTGCCCTTGCCCGGTTGACCGACAAGGCGCCGGACCACAGGGGCCGCCACAGCGTCGCCTTCGCTTCCCGTCCGGTAGAGAGACTTGGCGAGGTTGGTCACGCCGCCAAGGGAGAACTCTAGGAGATACTCGAAGCTCTCGGCGGGCACGTTCAGGCCGCCCTTAACCTTGCCCTCGCCGCCGGTTATGTCGTTCAGGAACTGAGAGAATTCCTTGTAGCCTTCGGGCGTATTGTATCGAGCCACAGAGGCGTATGACTGCCCTTTGTCGAACGGCTCGTTGTAGATCGGCTTGCCCATGAAGTTCTCATTCAAGGCGAGTTCGGTCAACGGCTTAAACACAGTTGGCGTTACCGCCCGGGCAACGGAGCTTGTGGCATTGCCGGCACTGAACTGCACTGGAGAGAAGTTCCCGAGCGCAGCGGTCACGATATCGATCCCAGCGGCGCCAAGGTCGTCACCGCGGCGGGCCGCGTCCATTGTCCGGGTGGCCAGATACGGGAAGAAGCCGAAGCCATAGGGCATCGGGATCTTCACGTAGGTCTTACCGTCGACGGGGTTCATAATGATAAGGTTGCGCTCTTTCTCGTAGTCCGGGATCTTATCCCAGAAGAGTTTGCCGTCATCGTCTTCGTCGGACATCGCCGCGTTGGCAGCCGCGAGTGTGGCAGCCGTGGCCATCATACCAAGCAGCGCCGCCTGAGTGCTCGACAGCTTGCCGGTCTTGAACGGGTTGTTCGACAGCGCCCGCGCCGTGCGGACGCTACCCTGAACCCCTGCATTGAAGAAGGCGTAAAGCGCATTAAGCAGGGCGCCAGCCTCGCCGCGCCGGTTGAAATCCACGGTCGCCTCACGGGAAAGCATGGCCGCCTGTTCGCGGCTCATGTTGAGTTCGAGCGCGGCACGGTAAGCGGCGAAGCGGATACCGTTCTCGAAGATGGCGTTGGTGTTTTCCAGAGCCCCGACCATAGCGCGGAAGCTCTTACTCGTGGGCTTCCACAGAGCGTCAATGGTCTGCTTGGCGCCCTTGGCATCCTTGATGTCCTTCAGCCTTTCGTCGAGCGTCTTCAGATCATCCTGAATGCGGGCGGCAGCCTCTTGCGGAGTCTCACGCTGTGCCCACGACACTGATCCACCGTCCAGTTTGAACTGCTCATACTGCTTGCGCAGGTTGGGATCCCCGCCTGCGCGGCCATACTCGAAAGCCGCGATAGTGCGGAACGCCTTCCTGTCCCTCACGAACTTTCTGAAAGCCTTGGACAGCCCCGGAGCATCAGCTGCAAGGTTCAGCGCCGCAGACTGCAGATCGCGGAAGATGTTAGGCACAAAGAAGTCCGGGTTCGCCGTGGTGAACGAGCGCGACAGCAGGCGCGTCACCTTGTTTGAGAACTCTAGGAACGCATTCATCTGCGTCGGGTTCAGGTTCTTCGCTGCCTTCGCAAGCAGGGGATCGTTGATACGCACATAGAACGTGTCGCCCCCGCGCTTCACGATCATGAAGTTCGGATCGAAAGGCGATGGACGCTGAGGGTTCCCGTTCTTGTCGCGCGGAGGATTGCGGTCACTGAAGACGCGCCATTCATTGGACGGATTGCCGATGAAGAAATCCATCATCTTCTGGCCGACGCGATTGCGCTCGCCGCGAATGATGCGAGCGCCAACGTCAGAGACGAACGTGCCATACGGGGAGAAGGGCAAAGTCTTGCGACCGCGACGCTGACGCCACTCGTTCTTGGTGATGGAGAAGCCAGCGCCGCCGGACATCATCTGCTCATAAGCATCCCCCTGATCGTCCATCAGAGCGAAGTCGGCGTCAGAGAGGGATTGCCCCGGTTTGGTGGCACCCTTTACCGGAACATAATGAGGGATTGCCTTGAACATTTCGTCGGCAATCTTGCGGGACTTCACGCCGCGGGCGACGTCGTTATCCAGCGTCCACTTCACGGAGTCCCGATGAACCTTGGCAATGTCTTTCCAAGCCTGCCCCTTGGTCCCGTTCTCCAACTGATCCGTTTCTTCAAAGGCGTCCTTGTTGGAAATGCCAGACGCGGACAGCAGCGGCGACCCCGTCTTTTGATATTCAGCGAGGATGGCCGCATCAATCGCCGGGTCAGGGTGTGACCAGCGCGGCTGATCCGGGGTCCAGTCCCGCTCACGCTGGTTCATGTCGAAGTTTGGATTCGTGCCATTGACCTTGACCATGAGGGTCGGGTCGCCGTCCTTCTTCCTGACAAGACGACCGATTTCCCGCATCTCGAAGTCGGCATTTATCTCCGGGGCTGCCTTTGAATAGAGATACAGGTCGATGTCGTTCATCCCGAAGCCGGCCTCGCGGGCGATCTCCTTGATCTTCTTACCGAAGTCCCGCTCGAACTTCTGCATCAGTTCGCCGGCACGGCTGTCGAACTTACGTGCAGCCTCGTAGAAACCCTCGAAGCCAGCGGCCAGTTGGCCTAGGCTCTGCACAACGCGCAGGCGCTCGAAGCGGTCGACCAGTTTGCGAGAGTAGCGTTGAGCGCGCGTTTCTTTTGGCAGCGCGAGGCCGGGCTGCGGCGCCGATGGAGGCTGCTGCGGCGGAGGCGGAGGCGTTGGGGTTTTTGGCGGCGGGGGCGGCGCGGGCGGAGGCGTCGGAGGTTTTGGCGCAGGGGGCTGTTGCGGCGGCGGAGGCGAGGGAGGCGCCGGGGGCTGCTGCGGAGGTGTTGGCGGTGCGGGCGGAGGCGTCGGGGGCTGCTGCGGAGGGGGCGTTCCAACACCAACACCGGGCGCCCCAAGGACGCGCGCCGCACCAGTGGTCACATCGGCAACGTCTTGCTGACCTTCAGGAATAACCCTGTCGGAAATTTCAATCAGTCGAGCCAGCGCATTCTGGTCCTTGGGCCCAACACCGAGCAGCTTGCCGATGTAGCGCACAAAGTCGGTGAACGCATTACCCGTCTTGGTCGGGATGGTCTTCAGATAGTTCTGGAAGTTGCTATCAGTCAGGCCCCATGCGAGAATCTCGTTGGGGTCTTGACGATAAATCCTGTACTTCTTACTCCATCCGAGCGTTCCTGCTTTCTCGTCTTCACGCATTCTCTTTGCGATTACTTTAGACAGAGATTTTAAATCTTCAACCGCCTTGCTTATATTGGAATCAGGCGGAAGCCTATCCTGATACGTGATGCCAAGAGCGGTCACAGCATGAATAAGTTCATGCGCCAGAAACCGCTCAGAGACACCGGGGTTCTTAAAATCCATACCACCAACAACGACACTCATAGATGTGTTCGATGGACTCCATGCAGCTACGCCGCTCCAAGTTGGATTAAGATAGACTCCGGGAACACCCTCCTTGTTCTTAGTCGCAACGCCAATGCCGAGCCGTATCCCGGCCTTCTCGAACTCATCCAAAATGTTTGCAACGCGCGGCATGATGGTGCGAGTGGTGTCGAGGACCGCAGTCTTACCCAATTGGCGAGCCACCTGCGGCATCGTCTTGCCGCCGATCATCTTCTGAATTTTGGCAGTCGCAGTCTCTGCAGCGGCGAACTGCTCAGGCGTAATCGGCCCGACGTCATCAATCGGAGTGGCGGATATAGCCCCACTCGGAGGTGTTATATTAATTGGACCGGACGGCGTCTCGACAGACGAAGGCGCAACGGCAGCGCGCGCGGCAGGCGCAGATACAACCGGAATAGATTTGCCCTGAAAAAACGCCTCAGTGAAGTTATCCGACGACGCGCGCCCGCCTTCGCTGACGAGGCTCGAACCAAAATCAAGAATCTTTCCGTCATTCAAAGATCTTGCCCGCTGGCCACCGCTACCAAAGACGTGAACCGGAACAGGTTGATCGCCATTGAGATCCCGAATTACCATCATGCGATGGCGACCGTCGTGACCGCTGACCTTGCCCGTCTCAAAATCTACATTTAAGAATGGGGAGCCTACAGGTTTCCCTGAAGAGATCTCCTTGGTGAGATAATCAAGGCTACTCTGCTTCGGCGCCTCCAGATCGGCGGCAAGTTCAAGAAACTTGGACGGCCTCATCATCGCTGTGAACCCTCTGTAGTCCACATTCTGATTAAAAGGCACCTGACCAATGCCGGATTCCTGATCGAACGTAACAACGCCAACCTGCGAACGCTTCTCTGTGTTATCGGGAGCCGGCGCAGCGGGAACCACAGGTGCGGGCTCAGTCTCCGCCGCCCGCGCAGATTCGCCACCCTGACGTCGAGCAAACTCAGCCTCGATCTCAGGCCCAAAGTTTGCCGCATACTGCTGCATCTCAAGATCGCCGGGCGTGTCACCGCGACCTTCGCCAGCAAGATAACGCTCAACGTAAGACTGAGGCGTCAACCCGGCAGGCGTTTCAACCGGCGGCGTAGGCGTTCTCCGCGTCGCATCCCACTCCTCACGGGGGACGTACCGAATGCTGCCATCCGGGCTTTCAATGATTACCAGATCATCTTCAATGATGACGGTATCTTCAGGGCCTGCGATAACAGGGGTGGGGCTGGGGCCAGCCGTAGGCTCGGTAGGAGTGCCGAAAGGCGTAACCGGGACGCCGGGCTCAGGCTCAGGCTCTCCAGTCGGCGGCGACGGCTCTGCTCCCGGCTCAGCTTCCGGCCCACGCAGGCCACTGATGCCGCCAGCCCCAGCGCCCATCGTCCCGCCAAGGATCAGACCAGCAGCCGCGCGACCACCGAGACCCTCCGTCAGAGCGACGATCGGATCGATGGCCTGAGCGCCAACATTCTCGGCAACGCCCTGACCAGTTTCCTGAACCAGTTCGGTGCCACCTTCACGGATCGCGCCTTCAGCGCCGCCGCGAACAACACCACGACGCACACCGCCAGTCAGCAGCGCGGCTTCAAGGCCAAGCGGACCAGTGGCGGCTGCAATCGGAGCGGCAATGGCGGCAGCGCGGCGGGCGGCGGAAATGGCAGCCGCTTCCAGCGCCTCCTCCGGCGTTGACCCAGCGGCAATCGCCTCGCGATAAGCAGTGGACTGTGCCACAGCCGAAGCCGGCATCTGCTTCACACGGTCATAGGTAGCCTGCGCCGCGTCGCCACCAACGATGGCAGCCTCACCAGTGGCAGCGCCCGCCAGAGCGCCACGCTTTGCTGCCTGCTGGCCAATCAGACGTCCAGCCAGAGCGCGACCGGCAAGGCCAGCACCGCCCGTGCCGATCATAGCCGGCGCCGTCTGTGCGATGCCTGCCGCCAGCGACAGGGGGTCGGTCAGTAGTTCTTTGGCCTGTTGCCCGAAGCCAGAGAGGAAGCCTTCCTTCCCGGCCTCTTCCACGCGCGCCGCCTGCTGGCGCTGACGCTCGCGGAATGCCTCTGTCTGGAGGCCCGCGCCAAACTCCTCAACGGCCTTGCCGGCGCGCGTGGAGATGTTGTCCATGTCGCCGGTAACAAGCCCGGTAAGCTGACCCGGAAGGGAAACGATCTGACCCGCACCGCGAACGGCAGCGCCGCCAACGTCACGGAGGAAAGAGGTTTCACCCAGCCCGACCCGGCTGAGGAATTCATCTTCCGGGATGTCGCTGTAAAACTTGGTTCGCAAAGAATCCGCAAGCTGCCTATCGCTCAGATCGCTATACTGAGGATACTTCTTGCGGATTTCAGCGATGGTAGCCATGCCGGCACCCTACTATGTTTAGCGACGGATACCAAGCGGATCAGCCGTTATCGCCGTTCGGCTTGGGGCGCCCCTTCCCTGACCCGGAGCGGGAGCGGCAGGGGTGCCGTCTGGCAAAAGCATCGCGCCAGCGCCAGCCGGGGGGCGGCCAAACGTCTTCTCATAAACGCGACGCATGTCTTCTCTGCGCTTGAGAAGCGCCTTGTATTTTGCAAATTTAGCCGCGTCCATGCTGGCTTTAACACCCTTAGCCTGTTCGTAATCTGCGCTATACTCTTCGAGGGCCTCTCGCATTTTTTCGTCAGCCGCGATGAAGTTTTGCTCGGCGGTGTACTGCTGATTGGCAGTCATTTCGCGAGCCCGTTCACCGGCTCGGCTACCAAGCTCACCAATTTGAGCCTTTTTATAGGCCGTCTCCAGTGCAAATTCCGTAGGAGCATTGGCCGCCCTAAACTGAGCCAATTCGGCGTTCGCAAGAGCCGTATCAACCGTGGCCTGAGCAGTCTCCTCATCAACGCCAGCCCTCATCAGGGCAGCCTTACGGGCTATTGCTTGTGCTTGCAGCGTGTTCTGGGCATCAATTAAATTCGAAGCATCGGTGCGAGCCTTCTCGGAAAGCTCCAAACGCTTCAACGCCGCCTCATCACGCGCCTCACCAAGCGCTTCAACGCCTTCTTCATTGGCGCGACGGGCACTGCCATACTGCTGAAGCCCGGCCTGTAGACCCCGCGTCAGGGCTTCGCCAAAGCTCTCGCCTCGACGGCCCTGCGCCAGCGCGGCACCGCCAGCAATCAGCGCTTCAAACGGCGAGCGCGCTCTGGCTTCCTGAAGAAGCTCTTCGCGACGGCCAAGGCGTTCTTCTCTTTTCGCCAGTGCGGCCAGCATCTCTTCAGGAACGGCGGCATTCTCCTGAGCCAGTGCGCGCTGCTCCAAATCCTGAACAAGCTCTTGTTGCGCCCCCAGTCTCGCCCTATCGGCGGGGGAAATCGGCTGCTTGTTCGCAACGGCTTCGGCCATCGCCGCCTGCATTTGCGCAAGTCTCGCATTGGCGGTTTCAAGCATAGGGCGGAATTGCGACGGGCGCGGAGCCGGCCTCTGAGGCGCAGCCTGTTCCGGAGCAGGAGCCTCAGCCACCGGCTTCGGCGCAACCAACGGCACACCCTGCTGCACCGGGGCAGGCGTAGCAGGCGTAACCTCACGCGGCTGCGGGGCCACCACGCCAATCGCCGTACTGGGCGCACCAGCGCCACCTGACTCCGCAACTATCTGCTGCACAAGAGCTTCACGACTCAGGCCCTTGCTCTGCCCAGTCTTGATCAACTCTTCCGCGAGGGCTTGAGCCCGCCTGTAATCCATCACAGCCATCAGCGTACATCCTTCAGCCAGCCAAGCCCGTGCATCGGGTGCTTGATGTTGCGCTTACCGTTCTTGACGGGACGCTCAATCTCGCCGCCGTCCTTGAAGCCCTTCTTACCAAACCCGCCAAGCGCGCCAATCGTACCGGCAACCGTCGCCGCTGTGCCCAGAGCAGAGGCGAGACCAGACGTGCCCGGCTCAGTACGGATAGCCGTTCCAGACCCGGATGGCGACGGAGTCCCACCAATGCCAGCAAACTGCTGCACCTGAGTCAGCGGGAAATCGCGCTGACGCTGGAAGTCCTCATACGCCAGATCAGCCGATTTCTGACCCAGTTCCTGACGCTTCGCGCCGATGGATTCCAGACCGGTCAATTCGCGCAGGCGCTGGTTCTGGGCAGTCTCGCCCAGCTGCGAATACTGCTGGGCTCCTGTAAGCGCGCGGCTGGCCTCAGTGCCATACAGATCGGCGCCCGACTTATAGGCATCGGCCATCGCTTCCATCTGCTTGCTCAGCGCCTGAGACTGCGTATCACGAATCGCTCGTTGCGTAAATTCTGCGCTGCGTGAGCCTCCAAACGTGCCTCCACCAACAAACGTGCGATTAATCTGCGGCAGGATGTTTTCAGACAGGTTGCGGGCTGCCGTCGAGCCGATCCCAGAAATGACGCTCTGGATATATGGGTTCATGTAGCGACCAGCCACGCCCGGATCCGTGAACGAACCGGTGCCGCGATTGACCGCCTCCGTTGCAGCATTCACGTAGGGCTGATAGGAACCCATGCCCTGCTGGAATAGGTCAAAAGCCTGCTCCTGCTCAGGCTGGAACCCGGCGATTCGAGCCGCCTCATATCGCTGATACGGCTGAGACGTTGCGGCGCTGGCACGGCCAAGAAGGTCCTGAGCGTACTGGGTATACCACGCCGGCAGGATGGTCTGTGTCTGGGTAGTCTGCGTGGCCATTACACTGCACCTCCAACAGCCTTCAGCATATCTTCAATCCCACGCTGTGGCTTAGCAATCTTTTTCACGTCTTTGCGTCCCGCACCCTTACGCACCATTTGGCGCATCTTGTCGAGACGGCGGACACCTTCATCGGTTGAGCCATCGCCCAGATCAGCGACATCCTGCGCGCTCCAGACATACTCGCCGTCCGAGAGCCAAGCCGGGATCTTGTCGTCCTGACCGCTGCCGATACCCTTGACCTTCCCCGGACCCATGTGACCGCCGCCCTTCCGATAAGCGATAAGGTGGCTTACCATATCGTCGTCGACTTCGCCACCTTCGGCCATGCCGGTAGAAGCTGCCGCGTTAAAAGCAGGTTCCGCCGCCATCGCTTCTTGCAGGTTTTGTAGCATGGTCGGGTTGTTGAGCGCACCAAGAAGGCCGCCCGTTGATTGCATTATAGGCTCTGCTGAAAACCGAGAAGGAGCCGGGGCTGAGGCGGGACCTGTATTGAAAAACTGGAACTCGCCTTCCCTCTGCCCGTAGGTGAACGGATCGAAGGTCGCCACGTTGCGCGTTCTGCCAATGCCAGAGCCCGCGCCGGGAACAGTGTAGCCGGTGCCAAGATCCGGAGGGCCGCCGCCACCGCCGCCGCCGCCAACGGCGCCGGCCAATAGAGCCGCGCCCGTAAGACCCGTTTGAATCTTATCACCTGTGGTTGCGGGTTTTCCGCTGGCCCCTACCGTGTTGGCAATCGCGCCTAGGCCGGCTGCACCTAGAGCACCGGTAATGATTTTATCGATGATAGGACGTTTGCCGGTTACCGTATCTGTATCAATTTCTTCTTGAATGACTTTATTAAGATAGTCGAGATTACCCCCGGTTGGCGTTGCTGCTCCGGCGACGGGGGCAAGCGCCCCGCCGATATTGAGCGGCGACTGGGCGGTAACAACAATCGGCGCATCATCACCGGGCTGGTAATCGCTTTGCTGCGAGGTTTCCGCGTTGCTCACGTCGGGAGATTGAAACTGCGGGATGCTGCTGGGGTCGAATACAGCGGGGGCGAGGCTGGTCAAACCGCCGGTGATTGCGGAAGCCAGCGCAGGACTGACGGCGTTGCGCGCGCCTTGGACAAGGATTTCGCCCGCCACAGGTGCGGCCGCAAGAGTGCCAAGCGTGCTGCCCAGACCGGAAAGCGTGGGGGCCACAAACTTTGGAATAACGGTTCCGGGAACGTAGAAACCGGGGTTCACGGCGTTGCCCACAACAGAGTCTGTTCCTGATAATAGACCACTGAGACCTTCTTCAAGGCCAGTGCCTTTGAACACGCCTCTCGTAGCACCCGCAATCGCTGCGGCTTTTGCTGCGTCTTCTGCTGTGTATCCTGTCATTAGCTTGGAGGCACCTGACGCGGCGGCAGAGGCCGCCATTGCAGGTAGCAAACTGGCTCCTCCAGTAACAGCACCTACTGCAATTGGTAAT